CCTTTCTCAATTCGAGAAGCTACAATTCTTTGAGAAAACTGACTTGAGTTTTTGGAATTGGTACACGGATGATAGATTATACGTGAAGGATGGCTTTGATCTGCCAGCCGAGGAACTGAATTCTATCATCCAAAGTATGAAGATAAAGAAGAGTAATAAACTTCCTCATCTCCAATTTCAGAAAATTTGGTACAACGTTTTTAATTCGTATGCGTCTGATCATGTAAGGCGTGTATCTGAGCTCTGTTTTGTGCTCCTGGGAGAGGAGCTGACGGACGCGGAGAAAGAGATGGAATTTGTTAAATATTTCCTTCTTATCCTCATTGGAAGATTGGTTAAAGAGGTTAAGCTGCATGTCAACTTGATCTTTTCCAATTTCTTCCATGTGGAACTCCCTGATGTTAGTGGACGAATCCTGAAAAACTTGTTTCCCCGTGTCTTTATGGCACACGTTCATAAGATCTCCAATGGACGATCTGCTAGGAAGCATTTAAATCAGGTTTTTATTAATACAGTGTTTCAAGGCTATAAAAAGGGATTATTACCCGTATTTGCCCATGAAATTACGAGTTCACTTGACAAACATAGAGCTGCCCTTAGTAAACAATTCCCTCCGGTTCCTTTGGATATGGAACTGCGGATACGAGAGCTCACGCGTGATTTGGGTTTTAAATTTTCTCCCTTTAGCAAGGAGGAACTCCCACCCATTTCTAGGTCTGCGACAATAGAATCCAATCGACAAACTGGAGGCAACCTTGGTTACCTCCTTCATGACAAAGTTCATGTTGATCAGTTTGATGAGGAGACAGAAGAGATCTTACCTGTCGTCCATGATCGGAAGAAATTGTCTTATTTAAAGATGCATGATCCTTATCCAGATCTGCAAAGACAATACGCGGAGCCCGAGTTTGTAGGGTTTAAACATGATACAAACGTAGTAGGTAGTGTAGAGCCAGTATATAGTAATCAGTATACTCGGCGTGAGCTCTTTGAAGCTCAATCTAGCCTACAAGGTCATGAAAAGGGGTCTGTAATGCCAGCTTGTATACTGGAACCACTTAAAGTACGTATTATTACAAAACCTAATGTAGGAGCCTATCTCAGACTGCCACTCTTTCAAAAAGAGGTATGGAAGTTTTTGAGCGATATTCCCACTTTTGAGTTGATTGGGCGACCAATCAACGGTTCTATAGTACAACGGATATTTGATTATCATACTGATGGGGGCGATCCTGAACTAATTTTTGTTTCAGGAGATTACTCGGCAGCGACTGATAACCTAAGGCGTGAGATATCTGAGATTATTCTCAGTGAATGGTGTGTGGATTTATCGAACTCGGATCGAGACGATATAATCAATTCAATGGTAGATAATACCATTGTTGTCACATCAGAGACCTATCCCACGGTGGAGGATTACAAATTTGCGTGTAAGAACATGGAATATCGGCAGAAGAACGGACAATTGATGGGTAATCCCATCAGTTTCCCTGTTCTCTGCTGGGCAAACTACTTATGTTATCACCTTTCCTGGGAGTTATACTGTGAGAGACAGTGTGAATTGTTCACACCTCCCCCAGTTCTCATTAATGGTGATGATATTGGCTTTAGTAGTGGAAGGGATTTTGCGAAGG